GACAAAATCGTGTGCGGATATGGCACAGCTGGAAAGCTAAACCTACCAATTCGCGTATTACCTTTTGCACGATTAATAACGATTTCTGGTCGCGTTGATGACATTTGTTTTTCCTAACTAAGATAAATAGTATTGAGCTAACTCTATCCACTTATTTATATTGATTTTTTAAATGGCATACAAAGGTAGATTTCGACCAGAAAACCCTGGAAAGTACAAAGGAGATCCTACAAAAATAATTTATAGGTCCCTTTGGGAGTTTAAATTTTTTCGTCATATAGACAAGCATCCGGATGTTATTTGGTGGCAATCTGAAGAAGTGATCGTTCCATATAGATCACCAATCGATGGAAAGTCACACAGATATTTTCCTGATGTAATTGTCCATGTAAGAGATAAAAAAACTAGTGTCCCAAAAACAATTATGATTGAAATTAAACCTAAAGCTCAGACTAAACCGCCAGATGTGAGTAAAAAAAATGCTACGAAATCTGGAAGAATATCGAGAAGATATTTGAACGAGGTTAAAACGTGGGGAGTCAATGAAGCTAAGTGGAAAGCAGCTAGACAATTTTGTGAAAGTAAAGGTTGGGAATTTGCAATATATACAGAACACGAATTAGGGATTAAGTAGATGGCAGCATCAACATTCGATGAAATCTTATTGAAAGGAATAAAATCCGGTAAAGCGCCGGGTCGAACAAAAGACGCCCGTAGTTGGTATCGTAATCAAGCAAAAAGATTTACAGTTGCAGAAGCCGATCCTAAGAAAATTATTCGTGAAAAACGAGCTTCTGCTACTTACGAAATTAGACTCGGATCTATGTATATGTTTCGATACGATCCAAAACATAAAAAGACTCTTCCATACTATGACACATTCCCTCTCGTGTTTCCAATAAATAGAACAGAAGGTGGATTTCAGGGCTTAAATATGCACTATCTTCCGCCTCTTTTACGTGCAAAATTAATGGACGCACTTTATACTACTGTTACTAATAAAAAATATGATGAAACAACTCGAATTAAAATCAGTTATGACATTTTGAATAGCGTAAGAAAATATAGAGAATTTGCACCAACTTTTAAACATTATTTAGATTCACAAATTAGAACTAGATTTATATTAGTTGAACCCGCAGAATGGGACATTGCACTCTTCTTACCAACTGCTAGATTTGAAGGTGCAGATAAGAGACAAGTTTGGCGCGAATCTAAAAATATTATAGCAGGGAGATTTAAGTAAATGCCATTCAACATAAGTGATTTTAAATCTACTTTCGATCGATTTGGCGGCCCCGCTCGAACAAATCTTTTTGAAGTAAGAATTAATCGACTTCCTCGAGGAGTTTCTGCTCTTGTATCTCCAAGAGATTTTAGATTCTTTTGCTCGCAAATTTCGGTTCCTGGAATTAATTTTGAACAAGCAACTCAAATTCATGTAGGCCAAAGGCAAAAAGTATATCCAATGGGAATTACTACAGAGCCAGTGAGTGGACTTTTTCTTTGTGATTCGAGTCATCAAATCATCTCGTTTTTTCATCAATGGGCACAGCAAATAATTAACTATGGAACAGCTGGTGGCAATTTTTCTGAAGTAGATGGAAAGTTACCCTATGAAGTAGGTTATAAAGACGAGTATTCAACGGATATTACAATCCATCACTATACTACTGATAGCTTTGAATCGAGATATTATGAAACAAAATTAGAAAAAGCGTTTCCAATTGCAGTTGGCGATGTTCAATTAGCATGGAGTGAAAACGATTCTTTTCTTCAAATGCCAATCAGTTTTTCTTACGACCGCATTTCTTATAGTGGAGAAAAAGTAGGAGGAAGAGGACGTTTAAATAGAGGTGATGGATTATTAGGGTTAATTGGTGCTGTTGCTGGTTTTACAGACGTAGTAAGACAAACTATAAATCAAGGAAACAGCCCAACGAGCATTCAGGATGCAGTTAATAGATTGAATCGAGTAAGAAACTCGTTTGACAACATTTCAGATCGTATTTAAAGCGATTGATTAGGAGAATATATTATGGTTTTACCAAAAATCGATCTTCCACTTTTTGAGTTGGAATTACCATCAACCGGAGAGAAGATTAAATACAGGCCCTTTAGTGTTAAAGAAGAAAAAATTCTTTTAATTGCTCAAGAATCAAATGATATTGAGCAAGAAATCCTTGCCGCGAAACAAATCGTAAATAATTGCTTAGTTGGAAAGGACATTGGTGATTTACCAATGTTTGATCTAGAATATATTATGCTTTGTTTAAGAGCTAGGTCTATAGATAACGCAATCAATTTTTCTATAAGAGATCCTGATACAGACGAAAAAGTAGATCTTGAAATTGATATTGAAAATATTACTATAACACGAAATCCAAGTCATACAAATAAAGTTAAAATAAACGATGATTTTTATTTGTTTCTTAAGTATCCATCAATTGATGAATTTCTTCAAGTTGCTACTTATGATTCAAACGACCCATTGTCAAATTATTACATAATGGTTTCTTGCTTAGACAAACTTGCGTCTGATGAAGACGTTTACGATTTTAAAGATTATAGTGAAGATGAAATTCATAATTTTATGGATGGCATGTCAGGTGAAGTAGTTAAAGGTATTCAAGATTTTTTTGAAACAATGCCAAGACTTCGACACGAAATGCATTATACTAATAAGGAAAATAAAGAACAAGTGTTTGTACTAGAAGGTATGCGCAGTTTTTTTATGTAATGCTGTGCCATCTTAGTCTCGGCGATTACTATCAAATTGTGTTCGCATTGGCACAGCACCATAAATACTCAATAAGTGATATAGAAAGTTTAATGCCTTATGAACGTGATCTTTATTTTAAAATGCTAATTAACTTTATAGAAGAACAAAACGAAAAGAGCAAATAAAAATGCCATCTAAACGAGAAGATCGAAAAGAGCAATCACAATTGTCTCCTCAAACTCAAGCTATCATCGATACGCTAGAAAAAGAAGGCAAGCTACTTCGTACCGACGGCAGAACCCACAGTTTAAAAAACATTCGCGCAGATTTAGCAAAATTCGACGGAGTGTTTAATCGAATAGCTACAGCCCTTGACGGTCAAAAAGATTATTTTGACAAAATGGGTAATATGAATAAAGAGCTATTAGAACAACAAAAAAACGAAGAAGCGCTTAAACAGGTCGCGCCAGACGCTTCAGAATCAACGAATTCAGTTTCAGAAGATACCTCTCAAAAAACAAGAAAAGAGAAAACAGAAAGCGGTGGAGTAACTAGCTTACTTAAATCTATTTTACCTAGTGGTAATATGATGAAAAATCTTGCAATGGCTGGTGGTGGTATGTTCTTAGCTTATAATTTTGTGAAAGGTTTTATCGACGAAAAATCTAATGGAGCATTCACTGAGTTTGAAGATAGTATGATTGAAACTTTTAAGAAAGTTGATTGGTCTGCGGTTGGTTCGTCTTTTGTTCAATTCGCTGAAAAGGTTCCAGAAGCTCTTACTGCAATTACAGAATTCATAAAAAGTCCAGCTGGAGTATTACTTGGGATTGGCGCTGCAGGACTAGGCGCCGATCTCCTCTCAGGTGGTATTGCGCGTGGCGCTGCAGCTGGCGTTGCATCTGGCGCTGTACGAGGACTTTTCGATCGTGGAGGTCTACCACCTACTGTGCCTCAAGTGCCTCAAACCGACGCAGATCCAGATGGAAACCCTACCAAAAATAAAATGAAAGGATTCGCTATTGCCCGCGCATTATTAGCAGCTGCTGGTGTAGGTGTTATGGCTTATGGTGATGAGATTGCAGAGTTTATTGCAGCAGAAGCTGCAAACATGTCTCCTGAAGAAATTGCAGCAAGTGAAGTAGTAGATACTGGTGGTATACTTGCAGCTGCGGCAGGAGGTGCACTTACGTTTGGTTCTTTATTTGGTCCTAAAGGAGCTCTTGCTGGGCTTATTATTGGTGGAGCAGTTGGAATAACAAGAAAAGTTGCTGAAGTAATTGGTAGATCAAACGAAGAAGCAGCTCTGCAAGCCCTCGCTGAAAAAGCAGCTAGACTACAAGAACAAGCAGATGCTAGAGCTAGGAAAGAAGCCGACCGTGACGCGGCGCAAAAAATGTTAGATGACTATGCGCGCAATGGTAAAGAAATGTCACCGGAAATGCGAGCAAATCTTGAAAGACGAGCTGCGTATAAACATGATGAAATAGATAACAGTCAATTAGAATCTGACACAAATCAAGAAATAGGAGAACAATACGCAAAGGCTAAACAGACGTTAGCAAATAGACAAAAATCTGGTCCTAGTTTTAGAACTCCAATGCCCGGTGGAGGGTTTGTAGATGAAAGAGATCTGAGTGCAATAGAGATGGCTGAAATAGAAGCTGAATTTGTTGCTAGGAACACAGAATTAGAAGCAGAGATTGAAACTATTCGACAAGTTATCCAAGACAGAATAGCCAATTCTGCAGGTAAATTATCAGAACGTGATTTTATTTATGAATCGCCAAAAGGTATTGTTGAAAATGTCAAAGCACTTTTTGGCCAAAATAGTTTGGATCGCTTGGCTGACAGAGAGAATCAGGCACTTGAAATGCTGGAACGAATCGAAACGGCTAGGCAACACCCCGCTTACCTCGGCCGAGGTCAAGGATTTACTTACATTGATTCTTCAACTGCGGTTGGTGGCACAAGCGTTCAACATGTTAATGCTTCGAAAGGCTCAACTACTAGTATAGCATCGAGTGTTGTAGGTTCT